CCAAAACGTATCGAAGTCATCCTCATGGATAAGGCTACGTAGGTAATCCTTAATGGCAATAATAGCCTTGATATTAGCCTTAGCCGTAGCCTCATCATCACCTTGCTTATACTCTACACTAGCAGCAACCTCCATAAAGTCCATATAGTCGAGCGAAGATGCCTCAGGGTTAATCCTAATAGGCGTACCGAAATATTGAAAAGTCTCTTCCTCGTCTGCCTCATGCGAAGTACCAAAAATACCTAGATCCTTAGCCAAGTTTGTTGCCCCCTTAAACTGCTAACTACGCGCGGCCATCGCCAGCGGTCCAAATTTCGAACGGCTGACCAGCGGCGGGAATTTCGAAGTTGAACGTACACGGGATGACGGCAAGCGCCGGAGCCTTCTTAAACGCCATCTTGACCTCACCACCCTGGAGAGCCTGATAAACAACAATGCGTACAGTATTGTCAAGCGATTCCCAACCAACCATCAATCGCTCTTCCTGACCAGGGGAGGGAAGGGTGTACTTATTGAGCTGTGTTAGACCAGTACCAGAGACCACCGTACGGGTACCACCATTAAAAGCAGCCTCTACACGAGCTAGAGTCCAATCAGCCAAGTTAAAGGCAAACGTACCGGATCGCTCCGTAGTGGAATACTTAATAGGATCGAAGAATTCCGCCACCATAGTAGGCTCCACCTTGGTGGAATAACTAAACTCGGAACCATCCTCGGTAGCACCGGCGGAACCCCAGGCAACCGGCCACGCATCGGTGAATACACCACCAGCCACAGTATTGACAGGTAGCGAACTACCCGGCTGGGCAAAGAACAAATAGCCCGGATCCTGGAGGATCGTAGGGCGTGCAACAGAAGGCATTATCTAGCCACCTTTCTTCTTTTGTGCCCGTTTGTTGGGCTAATCGAACAGCATGACGATTCTGACAACCGCCGACATAATGGCACCTCGGCCAGAGTTTGCGTCCATACCCTCTTCAAACTTTAAGGGCACTACCTTGACCATTGACACACCCTGTATCCCCAGAGACTTACTCTGTGAAAACAGATCCTTTAAACTTAGATACATCTCTTTGACGCGGGCATTAGCCTGAGCTTGATTGTCCGCCGGCCAGTGCGACTCAATGAATACGGAGATATCAAAGGCTTCCCCATCGGGGTAACCCTCATACGGTACTACTCGCACAATCTCATTACCTAAGACCCATTTTATATCACTAAACCAGATCAGTTCTTTAGGTAACCTATCCGTGTAAACCGAATCCCAAATTGCATCATCCTGATTCAATCTAGCGAACTGTGGCGCAGCTCTAGTGCGTTCTACCAATGCATCTTTTACTTCAAACGCAATGGTCACCCCACACCCCCTCTGGTGAGCTGGTGTTTATCAAGCACCACATCAATATCAGGGTCACCTACCCACGATCCACCGCGACCTGGAGTAGCCAAACTGAATGTTCCAAGCTCCGTCTGTTGCGTAGTTGCACGTCGATCAATACGTCCAGAGTCATCGATCAGCATATTACGAGCACGTTTGAGCGCGGCCCTTCTGATACGTACCGGTGGACTATTAGCCCCGTATTCATATTCGAGCACGATATTAGGGACAGATGATGCCGGCCAGACAAGCCCAGCCTTGAGCACCAAGATAAATGCATCATCGTCATCCGTAACTAAAAAGCCATCCTCCACCCAAGAGCTCTGGTCAACGTCATTTACCAATAAGGTAAGCGCTATTCGGGGCTCGGGCTTGCTCAAAACCAAGGGGTAATTAGTACCATTGCCCTGGAACAACTGACGATTAAAGCGTGGACGAAACGCACGACCACAGATATCTTCAAACTCCCTTTCAACCTCTTCTCTGACTTCGATTAGCTCTGAGTCAGGGAACCTGGTGGTATTCTCCAGTCCCGGTTTTGCGCGCAAGGCGGGGATGTCGAAGATAAACCCTCCAACAATCTCGATGAGATCATCAGCCATTACAGGGACACCATCCTTGATACCTTCGGCCAACACAGTAAGCTCATTGAGCAAAGCCTGTGGGGCTACAGGCCAGGTATATATCCCCACGCCCGTATGAGTAGCTGTACCAGAGGTCAGTAAGCTACCATCCGCTTTGTTAACTGTCACACTACACGTACCATCTAAGTCGAATGGAATACCCTGAGCATCAGTAAAGGTAATCTGAATGGTCGCAGGTGTATTCCTAAGTATGCTGCGCGGAAGAATCTGCGCCATCATTCACCCCTTTCAATTAAGATACCCAAGCGGACCACACCACCGTGCCGTTGATACCGTGCACTAGCACTCGATATTCGTAGTCCACACCAGAAGCTGGAGTGTAATCGTCATAGAACGCGAGAGATTGAACCACACCAACTGTCATCACACCCTGCGCAGACAGATTTGCAGCATTAGTTAGTGGCTTTGCCACCATATTTGACTGGGCAGAGATTGCCGATGATGCATTGGGCCCTGTCCTACCAATGACGGTAAGCCCGGACTGGGCACTAAGCGCAGCCTGCCCAGCGATTCTAAGTGGCCAGAATGATGCGGAAATACCAAGCCGTGTGCTCGCCGTGGGACAATCCATTGAGTCCACACCAGAGGCGCCAGGACCCCGGCGCTCTTCGAAACACGAACCGCTGGACGAGGGGGTTGCTACCTCGATAACCTCAAGGAATCCAGCGGGAGGGTTCCATGAACCTGTAGCAGAAACCGTACCACAACAAATAAGCAAAGACTCAGGTGCGGGCAGGTCAATTGAATGGGTCTCTATCTCCGACCCAGTTAAACCAGACTCATACTCGATGGAATCATGTAATGGATCAAATGGGTCAACGCCTCGGAAAATGAATACCCGGGCAGCCATACTGGCACCATTGGCAGTAAAAGTATAGCTACCAGGCTCGGAGCCTCCGGCTATCTTAAATACCAGAGCGTTGCGATAACCGTTTCTAGAATTCTGTTGAACAATGGTCCAACCACTAGGCACACTGTCTAACGATGTTGGGCCACCTACCCAGATGACGTGAGAAAGTAGAAGGTCACCAGTAGTAGTACCAGACGGTTTACCCGGAGAAATAGTGTCGTCGCCACTGCCTAGGGTACCAACGCCTTGCCCGGTAATAGCCACGTTTATACCCCCTTAGTTGGTGCGAACACGAGACACACCAGTTAATCCCCCAGGGGGGTTGTCTCCCGAGAGTTTCGCGAATCGTCGCCTCACTGGCCTTAGCACAAACATCTTACTAATCGCTGAAAGTGAAGCACTGAAGAATACATCACCGGTGACCCGGCCAATAGCAAGTAGTGAAGACTCACCCTGCAATTGACTAGTACTAATTACACGAACATCAGCAAGCACGGTCAATGAGGTCTGAGAACTTAGCTGAGCTAATCCGATAACCGAAACAGTACCAAGTGCAATTAGACTGCTTTGTCCAGAAAGGGCACTCGTCCCAAAGGAACTTACTACAGCCTGAGCTGTTAGTGTGCTCTCCGTAGATAGTGCTGCTCTAGCTCCGCCGAGCGTAGCCGCACACGTAAGGGATGACTGCCCATCCAATGGAGCGACAGCAAAGACCTTTACGCGTGCTGCGACAATAAGTGAGCTATCGGCGGCAAGGTTAGCTTGGCTAAGGACCTTGACCACGCTGGTCGATATCAACGATGATTGTGCACTGAGCGCACTTAAAGCAGAGGGACCACGCCGACCAACGGTAATTGCAGAAGACTCAGCGACCAATGCCGATTGAGCGAAGCTATGAACTGTCGCAGCTAACGTCAAAGAAGTCTCAGAGCTTAGCGGTGCCGAACCTGGTACCTTGACATTACCAATAGCCACTAGGCTAGACTCAGAGGTCAGTGCTGCGGAGGCTTCCTTACGGACAGCACCGGCAGCAATCAATAAGCTTTCCGAGGATAAAGCACTAACAGCAAAGGTCTGAACCTTTGAAGTAGATACCAAGCTCGATTGGCTACTCAGTGCTGAGGCTGCAAATACCGTATCCTTGGCAGTGACAATTAGCGAAGACTCACTCACCAGTGCAGCGGCACCGAGCTTAACTGGAATACCAGTGGCAGTTAATGAACTGTCCGCCGCAAGCGCAGCACTACCCTCGACGACAGTTGCGGTAACCTCTCGTACCCGAATGAATAACTCAGGGCCAGCAACGTTGGTAGCAGTGGCCGGGACAGTGGCTGTGTGTGTTGGTGCTGCCGTACCACTGCCAGCGGTACAAGACTGTGGGGCACCACGTACAGCCATATCATTACCTAGAGTGGTTTCATTATATGGCGTATTGCTCAGGTCGAATGATAAAGTACAACCGGTAAGCGTTTGAGATTCAGAGGTCCAAGCCCCCGAAGTCGCATCAGTGGGAATAGCACAAGCTGTCAGGAGCTTGTCACCCGAGGCCATTTGAATGGTCTGACCGGCGGTCACAGACCAGCTCGACCCGGCCGAGTCATCCGAACCATTGGCTACGGCAATGCTATAGACACCACTCGTTGCCCTACATTGGTAGATAAACCCACCGGCAACACTGGGCGAGTTACCAACCGTAACGTCTAGAGTCCCGGATTCGCTACCCGTGGCAACCTTATAGAAGACTTTGATTTTCAACGGCCCGGTATCAACACCAACCGCGCCAGTACCACCGGTCTTTTCTCCGTTTGTCGGATCAGTCCATCCGCCGGGAGTTGTAATAGTAGATGTATCAGGCTTTACCGCTACTATAGCAATAAGTATGTCCCCGGCCGATACAGTAGGGTAAGGAATAGCAAGGGGGGAGGGAGTGGCATCGAAAACTGGGGTACCAACAGGGCCAATGTATGTTAGCGACATACCCTCTCCCCCCAACTACTAGCTAATCGTCAAATCAAGCTCTCCAGCCAAAACGGTAAACGTGTCACCGGAGTTGGTTACCTTGCTCGCGGTCAGCGCGCCATGCCAGAGACGGACTGGGGTACCAGCACTATCCCAAATAGCAACGTGCGTAACCGTAGCGGCAGGCATATTAGTAAAGTTGACATCAGCCGTGTTAGCCGTAGCACCACCAGACGCAGCAGAAAACGCTATATTCTGTCGGGCATAAGAACCACCGGTCACCTCGGTACCCGTCGCGGAATCAGAAGGGGCCGATGTGTATAGCGCAAGCTTTAACGACGTTGTCGGACGTGTTGGCGAACCAACACCTAGGATCCAATCAAGGATCAGATTCTCAGCGGTATCGGTGAGGTTATCAGCCATTTAGTGGCCCCCTCCTTCTCAAATAGATAGTGTGTAGAGGGAGAATCGGAGTAGTGAATCTCCCTCCACAATTGACTACGTAGTAGAAGTGAACTTAATCGAGGCGCCCGTGTCAAACAACTTGCCGTCCAGATACATGACACCCTTGATACCAACGAGATCATTCTCGAAGTAAACGTCATTAGAACGCTCCACCCGCATAGTGCCAACCACACGAGCGTAATACTTAGAGAAGTCTGCAAAGATGGCCTGAATGGTACCGTTAGTGGCAGCGGTGGCCATGTCAGGGTTAGTCAATACCGGATAACCAAGAATGCTGTCAGGCTGAGCCGGATCCTTTACCGCATCATAAATGAAGTGGTTAGCCGGATCCTTAATCAATCGAACCTTCTTGACAATGGCACGGTTCATCATGAACTTGGCATTACGCGCGTACTTTTCACCGATACCATAGATAAGTTCGATAATATCATCGTGCTTGGAAATACCACCAAGGGCTACCGAACCGGTAGGTGCATAGTTGAGAGTAGTCTGCGTAACAATACCACCCGGACTCTGCGCACCGGCAGTACCAAGGGTAAGGTCAAGAGCAGTTACCGAACCAAGCACATCACCGAGATCCTCAGCCATAAGCGACTCACCATCGAAGACAGTGAAATCAGCGAATTCACGAGAAGCCTGGATAATCTGAGCATACTTAATAGCACCCAGAGTCTCAGTCGTGAACGAGCCCTTAGTCTTGGCAATGGTCGCGGCTTCCTGAGACACAACCGTAGTACGGTTGGCCGCAGGGCTGGACGCCTTGACCGATCGTACCTTCTTAGGCAAAGTCAGAACTTCATTTCGCTCAGTGGTAATAATGCGAATACCCGACTCAAAGATCGGGTTGGTCGCTACCAGCGCACGATAAAGCTCCCTGACGAACGTACCAGGGTTGATTTCCTGACCTTCACCGGCAGCCGCAGACGCAGAACCACCGACGTTAAAGAACACCTCGGCGCGTTCCTCAGCCTCACGACCGTAACGACCGGACAGCGCCAGCGTATGGCGAACATCCGACAGCTTCAATTCAAAGCCCTGCTTATCGCCGGAAACTACAGAACGAAGCTCTTCCGAAAACTCCTTGTCAACCTTTGCACGACCAGAAAGATCCCGCCTACCACCACCACTGCCACGCCGTTCTAGCGCAGCCTTAGCCGCAGCTTCCTGCTCAGCCGTACGCTTCTCTTCCTCACGGTCAAATTCCTCATTCCGGCGCTCACGATTGATCAGATCCTCATAACGATCAATATCCGCATTGGCACGGTTATACTTCTGATCGGCAGTTGCGATCTGCTCGTTAGTGAGACCTTCCTGCGCTGCCTCCTCCGCAGCGGCCCGCGCAGCCTGCACAGCCTGCATCCGCTTCTCAGATAGATCCTTAATTCGATCAGACATATTAGCTGATCCTTTCTGTTTAGCTCCCTGTGGAGCGAGATACATATTCAAATGTGGGTGATCTCTCGGCCCACGGGAGTTAGAACTCTTTGAGAGCCCTTTCTAGCCGATCAAGAGCATCAATGCGTCGCTTCCAAATGGTAGTATCACGTGGGGTGGATTCCTCCGGCCCTGCGGAACCTTCACCATTGATTGCACGTTTGATAGCGTCTACATCGGACAAGTCTGTAACGTTGCGCCCACTACGATGAGCTAAACCATATAGTGCATTGCTTCTTAGCCCGCTGGTCGTAGTCAGATAGGCAGGATAAGTAACTGGAGACACATCGACTAATTGAACTTCCTTGAGAGTCCTGAGAATTACGTCTCCGTCTTCCTCCCAGTCATCATCAATTGCACGAAAAGCAAAGGAGCTTTCCCTGATGTCCTGGCGTTCCATCAAAACACGAAGATCACGAGCATAGGTGGTATCGGGAAGCAATACCTCATAAGGGAGACCCTTACTATCCGTGCTGACCTTCAGAGTCCCCGCACTAGACCGACCAAGCAACCTATTCTCGTCGTGATTGATAACAGCGCGAACATCCGACTCCTTCAATGTCTTATTGAATGCCTTCCTGTCCACCTGCTCAATAAACCCGCCTAGATCTGGGCTGCGAACATTGAATAGCGCAGCATAACCCTCGACTAAGTACTTATCGCCAACCGATCTAATCTCTACATCATGCACCGTAAGTCGGCGCTCTAGTGGTCCCTTCACTTGGCACCATCCTTTCCGGTGGGGGTTGGCTTCTTAGCCGGCACCTTTCCATTAAGCGTTTGACCCTCACGCAGCTTGTCCCCACCTTCAATACGAGGTAGGCCCAGATTCTTACGAGCTTCGTTGGGTGTAGCGACACCTTCCTTAACCAGATTTGTCCAAGTCTCCGCTGCCTCAGCGAACGTGCCTCGGAGTAGCTCTGACTTATTTAGCCGGATGAATAGACCTAGTCCATCGCCACCTGGTGAATAAGCGGTATAGGTCTCTTCCCATCGCTGAATCCAGGGCGCATAGGTGGACTGCACAAGAGACGTATTCTGCTCGGCCAGTCCAGAACCCCAACTAGTTTCCTTGGAGATAACACCAACCTTGTGTGGGGGAACCCGCAACCATCGAGCTACATCCAATGCTTGGAATTCTCGAGACTCTAAGAACTGAGCATCCTCTGGCGGGATAGAAATTGTCTTGAGATCCGTCCCCTGTGGACCGGACAATACTGAAGGTCTATGCCAGTTAGTGGGCCCACGATGGGCACGCTCATAGTTTCGAATAGTCTGCTTTACCTGGTTATCGTCAAGAATCTTTCCCGGCAAAACCAATACGGTCTTGGAGAAACTACCCTGAGAGAAGTACCTAGCTCCGAATTCCTCAAGTGTGAGACCGAGCGAGATTGACTCACTTGCAGCATTGATTACTGACATACCCGTGGGCTTGCCCGGCTTAGTAGGACCTTGCAAATGGAATATTTCCCTAGGGCCTAGCCACGGTCCGGCATTAATCTGGTAACGCCTGGATACACCCTCCATCTTGGGAACCCATTCACAGTGAACAGTCTTGGTGTCAAGAGGGACCATACCAATGATTACGTCATCACTAGACCGTCTGAGAAGTTGTGCATAACCATTACCATGACATAGTACCGAAGTCTGTAACTGATTACGAACTAATGAAGGGCGCAGCTCAGGGTGAGGTTTCCTAATCCACTGAGGCAATGGACGAACATCAATCTTACCATCCTCTGATTCAACGAATGCCTCAGGCGTTAGACTGGCAACGGCATCAGCGATCAACGTCACGCCGGACCAAAACACTGAATATTTAAATGCTACATCCTCGTCTACACGCTTACCCGACGCTGTAGGCTGTCCCCGAGCCCAGTCCGGAACGTCATACCAAATCGGTTCGGCGCGCGTTTCCTTCTTTCGAAACACCTACTCACCTCCCGATCTCTCAAGTTCCAGGCCCACATAGAAAAACACGCCGGCTAAGCACAAGGCCCCCAGGCTAAAGCCGACTACCCACCCCAGATAAACACTCGCAATTACAGTGCTACTGCATACAGCAATAAAGAGACCGACGAGCTGTAAAATATCACCTACTCCCACTCGTCGACCTCCTCATCAGTCTCGTATAGTTCCTGGTCTGTGAATGAATGGAATTCAGCCATAACAAACTCAGGCAGAGCCTCCATTACACAGAGCGCATTTACCATGGCAGTAATACCATCGATGTTGTCCGAGCTAAGTGCTTTATCAGGCTTGATATTGCGTTCATTGTCTTGCTTATACGCAGCATTATCAGCCATCCATCGCATAATGGGGTTGTGATTAGTAGACAACCTACGTAAACCCATCTCACGGGTAAGGGCCTTAGCTCCTGAATTCATTCGACCAGTGGTTTGCGGGATCTTTACCATGGGAAGACTGGTACGCGAATCGATGTGCTTAGCTATAGATACAGCGTTATATCCATCGTAACCAATAGCTTGTAATTCAAACTTCTCAATGTCCCCAAGAATACGCTCCTCGATCACATCATAATCGTGAATCTCTTCCTCAAATACAGTCAGATAACCTTGCTCTTCCCAACGAAGAAACGCGGAGACCATTTTCTTATGATGAAGCTCAATAGCTTTACGAGTAATCCAGAAATGGGGAATTACCCGGACGCCTTCAGAGGTTTGAAACACCATCACCCATGCGGTCAGGTCAGACACCTCAGCCAGGTCTAGACCACCAATGCCGGGTACACCTCGTAGGTCTTCCTCAGTCCACCCTGCCGAGTTATCTTCACTCTCATCCCACACGCGCAGATCTAGCCAGCGATTCTTTCCAGTCCCCCAACGATTGAGCCGGAAGATACAAAAGTTATTGATTTGTGATAGGTCACCCTTGTTTTGTAGCTCGATAACCTCATCACGAATAGTCTGAATATCAAAGAATGAACCGAGCGCGGGCATTGCCTCCGGCCAATGGCTCTCATCTTTCCAGTCCACGCCCTCTGGCACACTGGCAACACAAACGAATCTCTTAGGGTCTAGGTTAGGGTTCTCCGCAACCTGGAGACTAAACTCATGCTCAACAAACGCAAAGGTCTCCCGATCCCATCCCGCCGTCGTAATACCAAATAGCAATGGATCAGGTCGAGTACCGAAGCCCTGGCGTAGTGAGTCCCACAAACGCTCATCAGGCTGGGCTAAAACCTCATCGAATAATACGGCGAACGCATTAGCTCCAAGGTTACCAGCGGCATCAGCCGCAATCACACGATAAATAGAGCGCGAGGGCACATGGATAATTCGCTTGGTAGAATCAATTACCTTGATCTCACCGAGTCGCTTCATTCGGGAAAGCACAGGGGACAATAGGACCATATCCCTAGCCACATTGAAAACAGCGGCGGCCTGGTCCTTATCGGATGCTGCGCTATAGATTTCAGCGCCAGCCTCACCACAAGCAAGTAACAGGTAAAGCCCTAATGCCGCCACCAACTCTGACTTACCTTGCTTACGAGCTAGCTCGATCCAAGCAAGCGTGAACTGCCTAACCCACTTACGGTGCATCGCATTCCAACGTACCGCACCAAATAGAGGGGCGACAATACCATCAAATCTCCATATACCATTGTCATCCTGCCACGCTTCACCCCGTTGCCAGGGATCCATAATGAATGGCTTACCAGAATATGAAGACTTGGTGTGGACTGTCGCCCTCTCGACAAACTTAACAGCGCGGTTGGCACGCTTTAAACTAAACTTGGCTCCGTCAGGGAGCCTAGTTGTCTGCACTAATGGCATTCAATGAGCCCCCTCAAATCCACTAGCTTAGAACGGCAAAAGTCACATCCACATCGGTAGACCAGGTCAGCGACACGAGGTTATCCGCCCCACGATAACCAGCATCTGGAACACGAATGAAAATAGACCCACCGGAACCAACAGCAGGGATAGTGTCCACCCGATCCGCTACAGCTAGATCAGCATCGAATACGGCAACAGTGACAAGGGTCAACGTGCGGGAGGCCGCATTTGCATTCTTGACATGTAGCAAACTGCCCGGCGGTACCTTATCACCGCCAGCGCTGGCCGGGTGATAGGTGGGCTGTAGACCAGAGCTGGTAACAAGCTGGGGGGTACGAGTAGCCATTTAAAGCACCTCTTTCTGTGTGTTAAAAATGCCTATTTGGCATCCTCGGTTTCATCTTCATCAGTATTAAGCAAGCTGTTAAGGTCTTCACCATCATCGCCAGGTAGTTTCATTCGTGCCCTACTAGAAGGGGTCATACCAAACTCAGCGGCCAAAGACCGCAATGAGTTAGTGGCTGACGCAAAGGATGCGAGCGCGGGGTTTCGTACCGGCCCCCGGGCACCGGCAATGGTCATTCCAGCTTTCTTTATTTCACGCAGCGCCTTCACCATTACTCCCACGTTCGCACAGTATGCAGCAAAGGGGATAATGTCTGCCTCAGTCAGAAGCCCATTAGCATGAAGAAATGGACCACAGCGGCGCCATTCCTTTTTACCTACCAAGTCGAGCCAAGTAGGCGGATTAGGTAGGGAGTCCAAGGGTTTAGGCTCAAACTCTTCGCCAGCCTTAGGCAGCCGTCGCTTACCTGGATTTCCATTCAGCACTTTAGTTACAGTTGGTACTGCTTTTCGCCCTACCGTCATTAGCTCCCCCCTTTCTCCTGAATTACTAGGCGCTGCTCCATATCAGCGATAGTCATCCTTAGCTCAGAAATTGTACGTTTGAATTGCACACAGGTATCTTCCAAAGCTCCAATGCGCTCGTCTTTGTCTTCGATCTCTCGCCTCAACTGCAATTGCTGCTGACGCAATTGGGTCTCTGACTCCTGTGTAATCCGTAGCATCTTTTCCATTACCTCTAGGGCATTCTCTGCACCACGCACAGCAATGGAATCACGCTCAGCCCGCGCCTTGATAGTTAATTCACTGGCGTCTATAGCTTCCTTTTTACGATCCCTCAGAAATTTGTACAAGTTAATGGCTGTACCAATCGCTGCCAACGCAAAAGCAGCAATAGCCAAAAGTGTACTTATCACTTGTGCTTTTCCGTTTCATCCAATAGCAAGCTCTCCAGTCGCCGCGTGCGGTACTTGATGAACTGGCCGAGTACCCAGTACCTAGCACCCATTGCCAAAGCGAAAACGGTATACGTTAGGAATACGAACATTGATTGAGGTAGAAACGCCGCAACGGCCGTACCAAAGATGATAGTCAATGCGAGCAGATTGACCACTCCGATACGCTCGATGTAATAATTAGCTATCGCTATGCCTACCAAGGTCATCCCGCCTCCCACCACCATTCCAGCCGCCCAGCCATAGACCGCCCACAATGGAAACTGTGTCATGATCGATGTTGGCGCGAGTAGGCCAGGGTTGATCAAAATAGGTAAACCGGACACTAAACACAATAGCGCAAGAAACGCCTCAACAGATGTGAAAAGTAATGAATATAGAACTTTTCGCCACCCCAAGGCAGAGATCATTGTGCGCAGCAACACGTACCTCCCCGCCATATAGTTGAACGTTAATTTCCTCGGAAACGCCCCTGAGAGCGCCGTACAGCCGTTCGACCCCACTGCGCATCGCTTCCCACTCGACCGGCCCTGTTCGTCCACCAGCGGACAACACCGCAGGTCAGAGGCATGATCATTGAACCCGTGTAACCCGGTAAGCGGAGAAAACTAAAAAGATCTTGAGAAAACCCTTGACGGCACGCGGCAACGGGTGTGAGCTAGACCCATACAACTACAGAGGAAAGCAGCAAACGCGATTGCCATAGATGATCATACGTAAGGTCTGCGTGAACCCCCGGACTGAAGTGAGAGCTTCAATCCCGTGCTAAACCTCATCGCTGCCGGTACTTACCGAATATCGAATGTCTTAGATGGTAGGCAGGCCACCGGCTTGTCTACCGTCTTGGTGTATTCGATATTCAAAAGAGGTAATAAAATGTGTCTCTGTCGCCGTTGCGGCATTGAGGTTACGTACGAATGGTTCGGCTGGTGTCATGTGAAGACCACAACCCACCGGCCAGTAATCCCACTAGCGGTGCTCATACACCAGCTAGAAAAGTGAGGGGAGTTTGAATGGATCCGAATGCGACACTCGACGAGTTACGCGAATGTGTGCGTACGGAGGACTACGAAGGTCGAATGATCGAGCTGTTCGAAGCACTCGACAACTGGCTAACCAAAGGTGGCGGCCTACCGAAAGATTGGTTATTGAGTGAAGCGCTGTGAGTGGTGCCGAAATTTTGACGCTGAGGATGCGGAGAATCCCGAAGACCTATGCCGAACACATCAAGCGGAATGGGAAGGGCTTAGCCTCTCAGAATTAGAACGTAGGGACCGCGAGCAGTACGCAGAGTGGATGGACACACAGACATGATCAAGCAAATGAAGGATTATGCAAAGGTATTCAGCCCATGTTGTGGGACAATCCTTCACCGGCCATACACCGGTCAGGACTCAGGCCAATTCTTCTGCGCTGCCTGTGGCAGTGTATACGACGTGCAAACATCCGAGGGTAAGAATAGGGTTACAAAGTGCTAACCAAACTCAAAGAGGCTGCGAGCCCATTTACACTAGCGGCTCGCGGCCTGGCGTCACTAGGGCGTAGGGCATTCTGGGCCGTTATCTGGCCGGCTAGAGGTCAACAGTTCGAACCGTACGAGTACAGCGAGGAATAGCACTGTGAACATTCAGCAAGTTCAGCGAGCCATGGAAACTCTAGAAGACGTGTTTACTCCGGCGGGTAACGCCGGGGTAATCAGTAACGTGATCTGGAACGACCACGACAAATCACACGGCTTCTGGGAAGCCTGCGTTACCGGCGTAGATCACGGGGATGACACAAGCTGGCCATGGTTCGATATCAAAGACCTAACAGCAAAGGAGGACATCGTTGACGATCAAACGACACAGGTACGAGAGTGAGCCCACCACGAAGCTTGTACGCACCGGATTGCACATGCTGATTCTAAGCGTGTTCATTGTGCTCTCAGCGGTACTCGTTTCGCTGGCAGTAGTCATCATCGTGTCCACTTATGTAGCTCTAGGGCAGGCGGTCTAATGACCATTGACGAGTTAATCAACACTCTGCAAGCTGTGCGAGACGCTGAGGGCGATATAGAGGTCAAGGCTGCAATGGAAACAAGCGAGCTGACCTTTCAAATAAGGCCCATTAGCGGGTTGAGACTTGATAGTCAAACCCGGATGGGGGGTCGAGCACGTAAGGCGCTATGGGTGGTTGCCCGATGGCCGATATGACATTTCAATGGGGTGACTTCGTATCGCTCCGGGCGCCCGTTGAATTCTACCGAGAAACCATGATCACGAAGTTCAATGGTAAGCGGGACACAGCCAATAGCAGTGAATGCGGAATGGCCACTCTCGGCCCGGGGGATATTGTCGAGTACATATCCCCCCAGGGATTTATCCACAACACCGGAATACACATGCTATGCATAACACGGGGGCCGTACCGGATGTACGCCACTGTGCCGGATAACTTTTTCGAACATCCACGAAGGAACTAAATATGGTACTGAAATTCCTCGGCGGTAAACAAGAATTGGGCCGCCCATCGAAAGCAACAGTCGCAGTTTGCGCCGGAATCTTTGTAGCTAGCATTCTGGTGACGATAGGCATCGTGTCCTACGATCCACCCGTCGCCACCACTGAGCAGCCCCCACCGGCCAGCACAGAGCCCCAAGTACAAGCACCAAGGGGTAAGTACGGAAAGGAGACTGCCTTACTCGGAGGCGCCCTCCACGTCACCGTGAGCGCACCGACAGTCGGCCCCAAGTTCCCCGGTATCGAGGACAAGGGCAATCCTCTGTTGGTCGATATCACCCTGCGCGCGACATCAAACGCTGATCCAATACCGCTGGGCAGGATCACTGCCAATTACTACAGCCCCGATGGCGTCTGGACAGACCAGGTGATGACCGGTTTCGGTGACCCGGATCGGGTACTAACGGCCGGCAACACAGCCACTTGGAATGACGTTCAGATCTGGCCGGCTATCGGCCAGGGTGGCGGGCCCGAGGTTAGCTCGCCTCAGCCCGGAGGAATGCTGACCCTGATTATGGATGACATTGAGATTGGGGTGTTTAGCGCGTAATGGCTAAGGTGGTCAAGCTGGTTTGTCAGATCTGCACCAAGCAGTTCCCTAAGCCAACAACACGCGGTAGGCCACCAACACGCTGTCCTAAGTGCAGAGCAAAAATTGCGGCGAAAAAACAACCACCAAAACCGAAACCACAACCGAAGCCGGAACCGGTAACAGTCAAACAGTGGACCATCAATTGTCGTGCCTGTCGTAATGATTTCACTATGCCCGCTAAGCAGGGACGGAAACCAGTACACTGCCCCGCGTGCTCTGCACCTGGCACGACTAAAAGCAGCGTGAGCAATGCTGGTAACGCTGTTGTCGACCGACTAGAGATGATGTTGCGCTCACGAGGGACGCACATTAGTCAGAATAGGGGAGAGTACGAATGAGCAAGGAAACCGAAACCATCGCTGAGCTGCGCGCCGGACTCGAAGAGCTGGCCACTGCACGGGCAGAGGCTGAGACTCGGGCCGAGGAATTCCGTAAGGTGGTCGAGGCACAGGCCACAGTGGAAAACCGCATGTGGGCTGTCACCGTATACGACGGATATATGAACGTATTCAGTCGGCATGATGTGTTCGGCCCAACCGAAGATTTCGCATGGGACTATGCAAACACCCTTGTCGAACAACGGTGGCCATCCGGCGCCCGTAAATGCAACGTGAGGGAGTACAAACGGTGACCGATGACCCTGCACAGACTATCCGCATGATGCGCTACTACGCGACTCTAGACGGCGGTACCGGCCAGTACGCAAGCGAGATGACCAGGTGTATTCAAGCACTGGAAAGCTGGCTAAACAAGTGGCTCGCCAGTGAAGGCTACGAAGGATGCTGCAATCAGCACTCACTAATCCTGAGAGAGGAAGATCAGAGATGACTGCAATCGGACCACCCCCTGAACACATCGAAGCACCGCTCGGGCGGCGGTACCAACGCGACTCGGCATTCTACGTGATGGTACACGGTGTCAGCGCTAACGGGGAAGCTTGCCAGTGTGGTAACCACGCTACCCGGCCGATAAACGAAGGCCCTAGGGCAGCGTTCACCTGGCGAGCGTCACAGCTCCTGCGAGAGAACGACACTACCAACTCACTGATAAACGAGTCACTGCTATTCGGCAACGCAACCGTGTACCGAAAGGACGCCTAGTCATGGCAGTCACTAAGTGGGATCTACTCACCGAGGACGAGCGCCGCGCATTGGAAAACACGCCATTTGAAGGGGAGTGTTACTACTGCCAAACGCCACTGAAAACAGAGGCAGAATTCGCGCAGCATTTCATCGTCCCTAACACTGGATACCGCAATCTGGGCTGGTGTCCAGCCAACGTCGGGCGGCCATCATGAAAGCACAAATAGTCGACGGTATGTGGTCAATCTCCGAGATACCGGCACAGGAAATGGGTCAGCTACTAGCCTTCGTGGACAGCTACAGCTATATAGCCGGCAGCCACGTCAATCGGGTAGCAGCCCAAAAGCTCTATCGAGAACTGTGCGAGGCCACGGGGGTAACTGATGACAGGGTGCAATAAATGCCCAAAGTGCTTAGAGTGCCTTTGTATTTCTGACGTACATGTTTGTTCAAACGATAGGATCACCTCCCACCACATAGAAGGGTCACAAGTGAATCTACGTGAATGGAACGTACAAGAGGATCAGCCCCAGACATGGGGTCTCTACTTCAATAAGCGACTGGAGGGGGTAAAGGACCTACTCGAAGACCTGAACTTACCCAGTATCTGGACACCGGCAGAGCTAGACGCGGTGGACGGCCTAGTCATGGATCTGTGGACCGCTACCGAGAGGGTAAGACAATGTCTATGACTGAGCACTTTCTCCATATAGGTAAAGAATTTGGGGACGGGCAATACGTCAAATTCGAGATGGTGCCGACCAACGTCGGATTCATGGTGCACGCACCGGGCGTTATTCCATTCGGTGCAGCCAACGTGCGGGAGGCAAAAGACATACTGTATTCCGTACTGTGCAAAGAACAGGAGGACTAGACACCCCCGACCCGGGGTGTATAATGTTGGGCGACCAACCCGGGTCAAGTGAAGGGGTACACATGAGGTATAAGGGGCGATTTGCTGTCGCCTTGTTGGCAGCCCTGACTACCGTGGGCCTAGTCGCGCAGTCAGGGCTGGCAACGCCAGCCGGCACAGTCGACTACACCACGCTAGCGCCGATCACAGTCCAAGCTTTCGGGCGGGACATTCAAGCACCGACATCGAACGATTCGATTCTCTTCGGTGCTCGACTGGTCGCGGCCACCCCGGTTCACTTCGATGAGCTGGTATTCGCCATTCGTGGGCCGGCTGGTCAGAACTACGACGTGGGCGATAGGGACGGTTACGACCTCAGTACGGCTCAGCAGACGTTTACCGCGTCGCGGCCAGCTCTGCCGGTGGGTAACGGCTACACGGTGTGGCTAGCGCACCGTATCGGATCGACATGGACGGACCTAGCGCCTAATCCGGCGCAGACGTTCAATGTGATTGCGGCGCCTCCACCAGGTGGCGGGCCGGCATTGCCCGGACCGGCGGGACCGTGGACACTGCAATTTTCCGATGAATTCAGCGGAACAGCAGTAGATACCACTAAGTGGGGATTCCAGTCATCGGCGGAGGCCCTATGGTGCTCATCGCCATTCGGTACCGGTAACCCGAATAACAAGCAACTCGAATTCGACCGTCCGCAGAATGCCTCGGTGGCCAATGGCAACCTGACCATTACAGCTCAGCGAGGCAATATCACGGCCTGTGGTCGAACCTACGGCTGGACATCATCTCTCCTGACCTCCGCACCCTCGTACGCCTTCCGCTACGGCTACATCGAGATCCGAGCTGACCTCCCCGACCCACGGGGATTCTGGCCGGCATTCTGGACATGGCAGGCGGCCGGCAACAATGTGTGGACCGAGACTGATGTATTCGAGTATTACTCGGATAATCACAATGCGTTGTACCTCTCCCAGCACGCCGGTTCGGGTGGCGGATGCATCATTGATCCTGCTTTTGACCCGTCCACCGGGATGCACACGTACGGCGCTGATATTCAGTCGACCGGTACGCGGTTCTACGTCGATGGGCAACTCGTCTGCACGGCGTCGGGATCACCGACCGGCAACACCAACATCTTGGTGGACATGTTCGTGTTCGCGGACGTGCCACCCCTGGCCGGCACCAACAGTGCTACAATGGTCGTAGATTACGTGCGAGCCTGGCAGCACTGATCAAGAGGCGTGGGCGCGTGTGTGCACTTGGGGGAGTGTGCACACGCGCTCACTTTTTGTGCGCGTGGAGGGAATAAATGCCAATGCCGGAGATTAGAGGGCAACCTACACTTGATCGATCAGAGCAGCGAATTGATTGGATTACAGCAGCATACACACCAGTGCCCTATAGCGACGGGCCAATATGTGAAAAGTGCTGGTTACTGTGTGGACAGGTAACAGCGCATAAGAGAGAGGTCAGCAGGGTGCAATGAACGAACTATATAAACTTCAAAGCTCTGGCCGGTCAGTTGGGACAGTTCGCGAATTCTTTCAACTAATCAACTGTGAACGGGGGCATACAATCAGATCATACGCACCACGACCCTACGCCGAGGGTCCTATCTGTGAGCAGTGCTGGTTAGAATTTGGGATGGTACACGGTAAAGACACGTGGCAATGTTTCCCTGGTGGTCAGAAAGGTCAGGGCGATGAGCAGATCCCACCTTTGGAGGGTTCGAGACTCAGTAACCAGGAATTATTGTAGATAAGGAGAGCAACGATGGATGACAGGATTATCTCAGGGTACGCGGCGGTTATCGAGCGGCTCACAATCTCGGACATCGTACCTTGCCGATTCGTAATATCAAATGTGCGGCCACAATTCCTCGACGTGAGACTCTTCGAAAAGATCCGCCTGAGGGTAAAGGAAAATTCGTTTGGGTGTCCTCGGGTGATGTTCTATGACCAGTCGATGATCCCACTTTGGTGGATTCACCTTTCCGTACGTGTCCGAGCTGGTGACATGGTTAAGGTCGATTAGATTCGCTCGGCCTCGATGACCAAAACGAAGAATCACAATCAGCCTGAGCGACGCCGCCATCATAAACGGCGCTATTGACATCACTGGCTAGTTGCTGACACACCCAATACGTCTCACCTTCAAGTAAGTACGCCATATTGAGCTGCCTCACGCAACCTTCCTCGTGTGGCGGGTCGAGTACAACTAATTCGTGACTGCCACTCACAATGTGCTCCACATTAGTCTCTACCCAGTCAGTAAGCCAAGCGTCGGCCGCTTCGCCGTCCACGGCACTTTGATACTGGGCATGACCGCCAAATAAGCTAGTAGCCATCCTGCTCCTTTCAGCTAGTATTCAGGTCGATCGAGATCGGCCTGAGTTGATTTGAACGCGAGTCGCCTCATATAGAATGATAAGATCATCAATATGCGGCGGCTCACGTCGGGC